AACTCGGTCTGGCCGCGATTCAACCCGTAAAATCTAGAGGCCATGATTCACCTGGTTAGAACTTGTATTCGATCTCAAGCAGGATGTTCCCGCCCGCCACGATCGGAACCGTAACCGAGCCCACCACGTCGTATTCACGCGCCGGATCGGCCGCGAGGCCGAGAATCTGCCAGATCGGCTGAGTTGATTTCGCCACCGTCTGCCAGGCAGCGACCGGTAACAGCGAGTTCCTGTACGCAGCCGTTACCATCGTCACGCCAATGCCGAAGAACTGGTTGGCATTCGCGACGCCAGCGGCATTCGTCCCGGCAAAGCCGGCGCCGTTTTGCGTAGTCTCGAACAGCCCGAACGAAGCCGCGACCGCCGTGCCCAACGCATCGTTGCTGAGCCACGCCGAGATGACGATCGCGCCCGATGGAAGCGTGAAGAATCCGTAACGCGAAGTCGCATCGTCACCCGTCACGCACAACACCAAGCCCATCCGATGAAACGGTCGACCGCCATAAGTCGCGGGAGCCGGTATCTGCGGGAGTGCATCACGATTCGCCAGCGGCACCGCTTTACGATTGAATCCTGCCATTGTCTTTGTCCTCCGCGGGCACCCAGGCCCTGCCGGTTGTTAGGTACGTGGAACGGCCAAAATCTGCACCACTTTAAGTTCTTGAAGTCGCGTCGCGCCGAACGACGCCGAGACGCCGATCTGCCACGGATTCATGCGCAGGTCGTAACGCTGAACGATCTTGGTCTCAATTCCCTGCCAGGTTCCGTAATGCATCCCGGTCTCGTGGTAGACCGGCACCTGCCAAAACGGATCGACCGTCTGCGTCAGCAATTCACTGTGAATGAAGCGGATGCCGAGAAACCGCGTGATCTTGCCTTCCTCGAGCACCGGCGCGTCGGGTTGGTTGAAGTCGCGGTTGATTACCTGCGCTTCGGCCAGCAGGTCGTCGAGCTGGACCGCAGCCGCCACGCAATAGAGCGATCCCATGTCGAGGTCGACTTCTGCCTGCAAGAGCAGCCTGCGCGCTTGCCGGAGCTTGGCCACCGTCAGACCGGTATTGCCCGAGGCGCCGTAGTTGACCGCGATCTGTTGGCTGGCCGGATACACGGTCGTGTAGTTGCCCTGCTCACCGGTATTCGAAGTCTCGAAGAACGCCCGAATGCACTCGGCGTCTTGGGCGCGGTTCATGCCCGCTACGATCGCCTGCGACCAGGAGCCCTTCGGATCGGCTTCGGTCTGGAGCTGATCCCAGTCATCGAACGCGGCGTATTCGTCCCAGGTCTTCGGATAGGCCCAGCGCGAATCGTTGACCATCGCGGTGAACGCGACCGGCTCGAGCCGATTCACACGCTGAGTTGGATTCGTTTTACCGACCTGCCGAATCGCCTGCGCAGCCTTGGCGCCCATATGGTTCTGCTGGCGGAACGACATCGGAATCCTCGCTTCCATCTGCTGAGCGAGGAGCTCGAAAATTTGCGTGAATTTTATTTCGTATAATCCAGATTCGTCGGTGACCGTAGTCGCCATTTGTGGCTAAGCCTCCAAAAGTTTTTCAGAACCTTCGGCGCGACTTATCCCGACGATGTCAGGGGTCAATGCCTTGCCGCGCTCGTCGCGGCCAGACGGCCTTCTTACAGGCGGTAGCGGGTCCGTTGCTGGATTATCCGCTCGAGGTATCTAGTACGCTTTTCCGCCCGCTTGTTAAAGAGGTGGTAAAGGGCCGGTGCGGAAGCGTCACACCCTTGCGCATCCGGCGCCATGCCGCCATGGCACGAGCAAAGTTCAAGGTAAAGCCAGGGGGAGTTGAGCTTGACGCTTCAACTTCAGCCACAACGTTAATCACTACTTTATCTTCGCAGTCGTTGCACAAGACGAAGCTATCGGCCGGCAGGCCGGAATCCTTAAGCTGAACCTCGACGTATCGGCCGCAGCCTTTGAGGCCGCAAGGCAAGTTCATGATCATGGTATGTTCAACACCACAACTGAAAGTCCAAACATCTGAAATGGCTTGCCGTCCAAGACCTTGCCGAGCAACCCGGGCGCAAGACTGAAGTCGGCACCCTCATCGGCCAGCTGGAATACTTCTTCGCGAGTTAGACCGACCGGATCTCCCGCCGCCATCTCGCGCCAATCGGGGTCTTCGCGCCACCGCGCCAGCGCAATCTTTTGAAGTTTCTCGGTGACGGGTTTGCTCATCTCGGCAGATTACCCGCGGCCACTCGAGCGAGACGATCCATCTCCTGCATCTCCGGACCATCCTTGCCATTGCGCATCACCCGCGCGCGAAAGTCGGCATCGGCATTCAGTTCGCGCATCCGGGCTCGAGCGCCTTCCGGCGTCATCCCGAAGGTCGGATTCCCGCGCCCGGCTACGAACCGACCTTCGCCGAGCGACTCGCCGGCCTTGGCCATGACCTTCAGGAATTTCGCCGTGCCGATCGCATCCTCTATATTGCCCAGGACTTCGGCCAGTTCGCCGTCATTCGTGATGCCGAGCGCCGGCGCAACAATCTGCCTGGCGTATCGACGGCCGAGCTCTTCGCGCTCCGTGAAAGTCTGCCCGGGCCACTCCTGGTGGAGTTTGGTCAGGTCGGCCTGTTCTTCGAGCGCCTGTGCGTTATTCTGGGCCTCGACTGCGGCCTTCATATAAGTGTTCCAGCCGGTCGCCAGTTGCTCGACCTGGTTCTGGTTCATACCGACGCGATGAAGCAATGGCGCCATCGTCTTGGCGAATTCCTCGCCGCCTTCGACGGTCGGGATGCGATATTCCTCCGGCGTCTTCGGTCGGCCCAGACGATCGTAGACCGGATTCATATCGGCGACGCCTTCCGCATTCGGCTGCGGTATGCGCACCAACTGATCTTTCGGAACGCCGATAAGCTTCTCGGCTTCGCGCGCCGACTTCATCGCCGCTTCGGGACTTTCAAACTTCTTCAGTTCCGTCCAACCGCGCAGGTCAGCATCCCCGAAATTGGCGTACCACGGTGCCGCAGCTGGAGCCGGCGCGGCACCGTTACTACCTGCGGCGGTCGATGGCGCTCCGCTCGATGGTGCCGGCGTGGCCGGCGACGATCCGGTTGCCGATGGATTTCCGTTGCCCATAACGCCCTCCTTCAACTAATGATCGAACGCCGTCCTGCCGTTGCTTATCTGACGGTCGACCATTTCCTGGTAATCGCGATCGATGGCCACGAGCTCGCGATCGTCAAGATTCAGATAGAAATAAAATTGAAGCCAGACTTCCTGTCGACCTACTGCGGCGGCCGTAGCGGCGGCATCGAGACGCCCTTCCCGGTCATAACGTAAGGTCGACACGTCCGCGAAACAGAACGCGCGAAGATGCCCGATCACGTCGACCGCCTCGGGCGTCGGCTTGCCCGCATCGTCGAGCAGGAGTTTGCGGAAGGCTCGAGTTAACAAGGCATCGCGCCTGACTCGAGCCAGGCGTTGCAGAAGTCCGTTCACGTCGACTTGCCAGCTCGCTTCCGAACTGATGTCTCACCCATCGCTTGAGCGAACGCCGGACCGCCAGTATTCACCCGGCCGTAGAAGACGGATTTGCCTTTGTCCTTGCCGTAGCGTTTGACGAACTGCGACATTACCGACTTAGCCTTTTTTGACAGGGGCATCGCTGATCCTCCCACGTCTTGCCGTCGAAGATTCGAGCTGGGCATTGGCGATTCTCCGTTCTTGCTCGACACACCATTTTTCAATGCCACGGGTGACCTCCACGGGAAGCTGGTAACGCATCAAGGTGCGATTCAAGTTTCGAACACCGTTGATGATATCAACCGTCATCAGGATCTGACCTTCCGGCGGTTCCAGTGCCGTCATGTTTTCGGCTCCGCTTCAGCTCGAGGCTGCGGCGCTACCTGGTTGCGGTTGATGTAATCGGCGACCGCCAGCAAGTTATTTCGCAGCTGAGGCTCATAGAGGTCGAGGTCGATGACTACTTCGATCGCCTGGCCCGTCAACGCGTCAGATTCGGTTACGTTGCCCTTCGGATCGACGGCGTAATATTTCAAATTCATGCCGGTGGTCCTCCAACTCCGGGTTGTGGTGCCGGACTATTCAAAACTGTCGAACGTGCGGTCGCGAGATCCTTGGCCGCGGCCGCCGCCTGCGGCGCTGCCTGAACCAACGTCTGCGCATTCATCTGCGCCTGCTTCGCTGCCTGGATCTGCTGAATCTGCTCGGGCGACCGCATGACCTTGGCCGGCACCGCATTGATCTCGGCGAGCTCGCGCGCAGTCGCTTCCGGATCGAACATGTCGAACACTTCCGGATGCCCAGCCTCCGCAAGCGGCGCCAGCTGCTGGAACGTCCGCAGAATCCCAACTCCTTCCTCTGCCCGCTGATAGGTGTTGAGCGGCGACGAATATTCAATCTTGATCTGCCCACCAATGCGCATCATCTCAGCCGGCATCGGCGGAAACTGATTGGCGTGACCGAGAATGTCGATCTCACGCTGAATCAGCGGTCCCAGGAACTCGGACTGCTGCCGCCCCATCGTCGGCGTCAGCAACGCACCTTTCTCCTGCGCACGCTCGAGAACTTCGGTCGCGGTCATCTGCCCCGGATTCTCTGCAAGAATCTGAAACAGCGAAACCAGGAACACATCATTTATAGACTTGCGCCGAACATCCATCTTCTCTTCTGCGATATCCGGCCGTACTCCGGTAATCAAAGGCGCAACCATCGGCTTCCCATCCGGTCCCATACCACCGTAGTTCAACGCACCCGGGCGTAACGACCATCCACGCTGATCATCATCCGG